TACGGCTGTAGGGCTTCCTGCCGGGCGAGATACAATGCTTATGTTGTCTCCTGCGGCGCAAGTAAAAGTGTTGGTGGTATCATTGGCGGTTACGGCTGATGCCCCTGCTACTTGAGCATCCATTGTTTGCTCGGTAGTGTTTAAACGTGCTATGAAGTCGAATGACTTTCCTGCTCCTGCTGCAGCACTTGTCCTAACATAGAGGTTCTTAAATGTAATTATCTCAGAGCAGAGAGGGAGACGGTTTGTAGAGGTACTGCTCCATGAGCTAGAACCAAGAGGCTGGACGTATCTATCTGCCGAGCCTGAGTTTACGCCAAAGTCACCGTAGATTAGAGGAGTTTGGCCGTCTGTAGTGGGGGCAAGTCCTAATCCCCAACAAGCAGCTACTGCTGTGGGTGTGCCTGAAGGTGTACATTCTACGCAGATTGAGTCGCCCGCTACGATAGCCTTTGTATTGGTTATGTCGTTACCAGTAGTAGCTGCATCTGCTATTGTTACTTGAATACCGGAGGCTACGCCATTAACGAATACTTTGAATAGGTAGCTTTTACCTATGCCTGGCGCGGAGTCTAGGCTGATGTAGAACCTTTGTAGTGTGCCAGGGACAGAGCATATACCGTCTCGGTCAAGTAATGTTGAACTCCATGAGCGATTTGGGCCACCCATGATGTTGAAGTATTGGGCAGAGGCCGTAGGAGCGTTGGCAGAGGTTCCACCTAGTATTGGAGCTTGATTAGATGTTCCGCTTATCCAGGTCTGACCCCAACGATGTGCGGAAGTTGCCGGAGTGCCTGAGCGAGTAATTTCCCAACACACTCTATCTCCTGCAGTGACGCTAACCTCATTGGTAGTGTCATTAGCCGTTGTGGAAGTATCTGAGATAGTGAGTGTTACGGCTGGTGATGCGTAGGCTTCGTTCACCCTAAGCTTGTATGTCCAACTCTTGCCTGCGCCAGGAGCTGTGCCTAAGGCTAAATAGAAGTTCTTTAGAGTGCCTCCGCTAAAAGGTATGACCTGCTCAACCTTCGCCTCTGTAGCATTCTCTGTCACACCTCCAGCAGAAAGAGGAATGTAGGTTATGCCGCTTGTTGCAGGATTAGTCTGAGAACAGCCGAATAGGGGTGCTTTCATACGTTTGTCTGAAGGTGTCCAAACACACCTATGCCGTCGATTCTGAATTGTTCATCTAGGGCGTTGTTGGCGAACTTGAATCGTATTACACGCCCTCTGCCTGTTAAGTCCAAGCGTTTCTCCTTACCGCCACTTCCTGCCCACTTGCCTACGTCCCAGAGAAATGCGTCCCAGAGTGAGGTGCTAGTGTCCATGGAGAAGGTGAGGGTATACTGGTCGCCCTCTTCAAAGTCGTAGGAGTAGGAGTAGGAGAGAGTTCCACTCTCAATCTTGTGGTAGATGTAGACATTAGGGATACCCTTCTTGTCCACCAAGTCATCGAAGTCTATCCAGCGGGTGTAGGCGTAGGCGTTTACAGCTGTAGAAACTCCAAGAGGGCTATCATTATCTCCAACATCACCTCTATATACAAAGCCTGAGTAATCTCCCCAGTACGGCCTTTCATCTATGCCGGAATTGTAGATAGTAGTCATGCAAGATGGCGCCATACCACTGTAGATTGAGAGGGCGTTGTTGAAGGTGTCCCAAGCAATTACCCTGTTATTTGTGCTAGATGAGGCTCCTGGGAGCGCAAGCCAGTAGCGGTTCTTAGCGTGTTGATACATTGAGCAAGCTTCATCAAACTGGGTAGTGTTGTAGCCTTGGATGGTGGTGGAGATACGGTCACTTATCTTGTTGGAGTTATTGCCGTCAAAGTAGTAGAGGCCGTCGGTGGCAAGGAACACTAGGCCGTTCTCTACCTCTTGGACGCTGAATTGGGCTATGCAGCCAACTGCGCTGTTTGACTTCTGGAAGCGGAAAGGTACATCTGCGTCGCCTGTGAAGAAGGCAAGGTGAATTGAGCGTTCCTTGAAGATTACCAGGCGGTCAGCAAGAGTCTTGATGGCGACTATAGTTTGTCCATCGTCCCTAGCAACATCGTTGAAGTCGGCTAAGTCCCAGGTGGCTATTTCGTCTAAAGCGGACCAGTAGAGGCGAGATTTGTAGGCTGTGCCGCTTACTGTTACGTTAGCTAGGAAGGTGTATGATTGAAATACTTCTATGGCTCTGGCTGTAGTTAGGCCAGTCGGAACTGTCATAGCAGACCCGTTACCTGTTCCAGTCCAAAGGAATGGTACGTCTACACCATTTGTAGCGAGCAAGTTATTCCTGAATATGGTGAAGTTGGTCAGATTTCCGGCTGTGATAGTCAGCGCACCTGTGATGTCATCCCAAGTCCCGTCCAAACTATCCATCTTAGCCAACTTGTTTCCACAGGTGCCTACTATGTATCGTGTGCCATCAGCTAGTTCAAACCATGCTAGACCAGTCCAACGTTCAGAGGAGTTGAAGACGGATGTGTTGAGAGTAGTGTAGCCGTTGCGCTTTAGGAAACTCCCAAACTTGTCGAAGTCAATGTTGAGTAAATCGGAGAACTCATTCTGCTCAAGGCCAAGAGGCCCGGCTGTAGAGTTAAGTCCTCCGTTTAGCTTCTTAATACTAAGTGGAGCTGAGGGCGTTGTGAATTTTATACCAGCCATTATCTATACCCACTTGGGCCATAATTAGGCCCGACTTGACCGTAAGTTATACCTCTGCCAGTAATCCTAGAGTTTCTAGGCTTCTGTAGAGTAGGAAGCCAATCAATTTTATCCATGTTGGTGCGGCGAAGAGTCTTAACCTCGTCTGTATAGAGTCCAAAGAACTTGTCACCGTCCTCATTCATGGAACTCTCATACTTAATCTTAGCAGTAGCTAACAGTATGATGGCCTCATCAAACTCTTGCCCAAGCTCATGTATTTCGTTACTGTTAACTAGTCTATATGGGTCTTTGTAGTAGTTGACGTTTATAGGATATATTCCGTCAGGGAGAGGCCAGAGCTGACACTTGGAGTACATGATACCTGCAGTTGTATCACCTACAGGCATAACGGCGATAGTATCAGCTGCTGAGTTTGCATCAACTGTGATGCGTCCGGTACTTGTCAGCCCCTTAGACACTCTCTCTACAGAGCTAAATATCTTAGAGCCTGATACCTCCGTAGTTCCATTAGTGCTTATTACTTCATAATCAGGATAGCCAGATACTATACCGAATACTGTAATAGGTATTGCTGTGTCGGCTGAGGAACTGGATGTTACTCTCATAGTTGATGGCTGTGCAGGCTGCGTAATTATCATATCCTGACCCCACATACGATAAGTTATGGGTATACCAACTTGGTTTTCGTTTACGCTGTAGCTGCGGAAGTCTTGGTCAGTGATATATTCAAGCTGAGTAGGATATCCGTAGGCTGTGTGCCATAGGAAGTCGCGCTGAGGGTTAACCTGGATTGGGAGGTTATATTCCTCAGTAGGTAGAATCTCATAAGAAGTCGTGGTAGACGTTGTTCCAGCATAGAGCCTATCGAGTGTTCCAGCAGTCTCTGAGGTAATTGTGCGGATGGTATAGTAGTTTGAATCTGTTCCAAACTTAATCCTACGCCCGACTTGGATATTATTGACACCAAATGTTGCGCCTACTACTGAGAATGAAGCAGAACTTGCTGTAACAGTTACTGCGCCAGTTCCAGTAGAATAGCTAGTTTCGGTAGTGAAGAAACTCTTACGTCGCAATACTCTCCAAGGACATTCCCTTGCAATCCTAAATAGTGATGTGTTGATGACATTCTTGATAGCGGTGTCGAACTGTGTACCACCCTGGTCTTTAGTCGCCCTGCGCTTAACTTCTTCTTGAAGGTCTGAGAATGTGAACATTATATTTCCGCCTTTAGTTTGGCGATAAGTTTCTTATCAGTGGTGTCTTGCTCGGCTGCAAGTTTAGGCTTAATCTTCTCAAAGTCAGCAGGGTCAATGTTGTCTATAGCTGCGACTGTATTCTTTAAAGCGTTCTTAACTGTGTAGTATTTCTTAACTGCCCAGAGTATTGGTGCGCCGCCAAAGAAGGCGATACTAGCCATGATGAACAGGGCAGCTAATAAAGATAGGCTACCAATCCACCGTCCAAGTCGCTGAATAAAGCTTAGTTTCTCGGGTGTTTCGGATGAGTTAGCCACATAGGTGCGCTCAGTCGCATAGGCTATAACGTCTTTACCATCTGGTGTTATACCGACCTTGAGAGGTACTTGCTTCTCTGACTGTAAGTAGTTGGCTATCTTCCTAGGTTCGCTAGGAGGACGTAGTATCCCAGAGAAAGGGTTAGTAGCACATCCAGTTAGGCTCAAACACATCAGAAAAGCAAGTATGTATCTCATGTTATTTATAGCGTATGACTTTAAGCGAGCTTAGGATATAAACAGTCGCGGCTCCTAAGAGTCCGGCAACTAGTGTTTCTATGGTGATGTATTGCATTTGTACCTCCTTGTTAAATTCCTATCTTAGCCTTCAAACTATCTATCTGCTTCCAAATAGCCAGAATCTCCTTGGAACTATATGCTAAAGCCACCGACACGTCTTTTTCGTTTGAAGCTATAGCTTGAGCAACTTCGCTCTTTGTTGAATATGTTGCTGAATCATGTGCAACATGACTGTCGAACATTGACTGCGTATTAGATGTCTGTTTAAGAATAAAAGACATCTTGGTATTCATGGCAGATGCCCACCAGACAGCTGCTACCAGCTGTATTACTAAGAATATTCCAATACTTATTAACCCGCTCTGCATTATCCTACTCCTAACAATGGTAGATTGTGTATCTTCCTAAATGAGCTTGAAGAACTCGACGACTTGCAGCTACTACTGCTTGAACAAGATGAAGAACTGCATGAACTACTGCAAGAAGACGAGCTGCATGAACTACAGGAGCTACTAGATGAGCTACTTCCTGTAGAAGCCGAGCTACTTGATGACGATGACCTACAACTTGAGGAGCTAGAGCAGGATGAAGAAGAACTGCTCTGACAGCTGCTAGATGATGAGCTACTAAGACTACTTGAGCTACTAGAACTTGACCGACATGAACTAGAGCTACTAGAACTCGAACAACTAGACGATGAGCTAGAAGATGAATTGCTGCTTGAACTCGATGAACTCGATAAAGAGGACGAACTACTTGAGCTAGAGCTTCTAGATGAACTTGATGAGCTTGAACTCCGACTACTGCTGCTCGATGAACTCGAACGACATGAGCTACTAGAAGATGAAGACGAGCTACTGTTACTACTGCTAGAAGAAGAACTGCTCCTGCTAGATGAACTTGAGCTACTACTTCGAGAGCTGGAGCTAGAGGAACTGCTCGAGCTACTCCTTGAGCTTGAGGAAGAACTGGAACTTCTACTACTAGAACTGGAGCTACTACTTCTACATGAAGATGAGGACGAGGAGCTACTTCTACTGGAGCTAGAACTCGAAGAAGCAGAAAGTGGTATAAACGCTGATGCAATTCCAGCCCAAACTCCATTGGAGCTTATGGTAATTGGGGCTGTCTCTGATGTTGTTCCTGCTAGGTCATACTCACTTTGTACGGTCGTCGACGCGCCGTTGTAAAGTGTATAGTTTGTTCCGGCTGTCCAGGTTTTTGCAGCAGTCGTCGCGTAGGTAGCAACAATTAATTCACCAGTGGCCGCGGGTGTGAAACTGCCAACAGCAAGACTTGTGCCTGTGGAACCTGTGCCCGTGTTCCCGGTATCATAGATGGCCGCGTTTGTGGTTTCTCCACCGCTGTATTCATCGACTCCGAATCTCCAGGCAAAATTTCCAGTGCCACCAAAGTTTACAGTTATCTGTGTTGCGCCGCCTGTTGTTTGAACACCGTAAGCTTGATATAACCTATTGGTAGTACCAGAGTCTAAGGCAGCGCTTAAAGCATAGACATGACCGATATCATCTGTAACGGAAGTAACTGTTCTAGTGCTTAAATTTAGTTTAATATGTACAACAACTAAATTATTTGCACCTGTTGACGCTACTGTAGCGACACCAGGAACAGTGGATTGATTGCCAGATACCTGAGTTATACTTTGTACTGCTGCAAACGCCATTAGTGTTTAGACCATCTTCCTCTATAAGTTAATACGCTTCCAGACAACCTGTCGCCAAGAAGAGCCTCGAACTGACTCGCTGTAATGCGCGGCATATCTGGCCTCGTACTAGTGCTTGATGAGCTACTAGAGCTGATACAGCTGCTAGAAGAACTACATGAGCTACTACTACAACTGGAACTTCTTGAGCTGCTACAGCTACTGCTGCTGCTGCTACTCCTACAAGAAGAACTTGAACTACTGCAACTAGAGCTACTTGAACTCCTGCATGACGAAGAAGAGCTACTATAGCTAGAAGAGCTTGATGACCTAGAAGATGAGGAGCTAGACCTACTAGAGCTTGAAGAGCTGGATGAACTAGAACTTCGACAGCTGCTGCTAGATGAACTACTAGCCGCAGCGGCCTTAAATGTGCCAATACCAGCTACCCAGTTGACAGACGCGCTTGCGGTAGGGTCAAAGTTAATAGCGGTTGTGGCAGCAACAATCTTATGGCCTGTGGTTGCATTACTAGCGTCTTGTATCTCAGTCCAGCCTGTGCCAGCGGTATAGGTGGCTGCGGACCCAGCCATCGCGCCGCCAATGCCTATTTCATCAGCTTGAGTTAATGTGCCTGTGCTTCCAGAGGCTACAGCTGTGCCAGTACCCTCAGCGGTGACGGTCTTATCTAACGGTGTAGATGTAGCGGCTCCTGAAATCTCAAATATAGTCATCCTTACGTTCATCTGGTCTTCGCCAGGCGCGTGGATGACTACGGCAGTTACGGTGCTTACAGATGAGGCGTTAGCAGTGTATCTCTGCCAAACATGCTCGGAGTTAGACCCTGAGTTCTGTTTATAAGCATGTCCGATGGAGTAGGTGTTGGTTCCGTCTGTGCAGGATGAGAAGGAGGCGGCGTCAGTGGAGCCTGCAGCAAGACCGTATGCCATGATTTGAGCAACTATGAGGTTCCCTGCCGTAGTAGGGGCATCAAAAGTCACCGCTATGGTGTCGTTGGTTGTGGTGACGCCAGTCTTGGTCTGTACAACTGCTAGTGCCATTAATCTTTAGCCCACCATGCTTTAACTGCTTCAATATCTCCTGCTTCATAAGCTAGAGCCGCCTTCCAGTCCTCATTTCCGCAGAAGCGTTGGTCGAGGTAGCGTGATGGAGGAGGCATGAGCTTGTAGCGGTAAGCCGCATTAAGCTCTCCGTGAATATGGCGCATGCCTATAGTGTCGTACCATTCACCGCCAGGAGTGTGAAGTTGCTCGCAGACTGGGTGGTTAGGACAGAAGCCCGGGGTACAGATTACTTGTTTTAGGCCAAGTTCTCTGACGGCTACGGCTAGGCGGCCTTCGGTGTTACCAAATTCTTGAGTTGAGGCGTAGTAAGCAGTTGCTGGCACCATGTGGTCGCTCATATGCTTGGCTATGGCGATGAATGCTGAGGATTTCATTAGGATGCCAGCAGTACCTATTTCACGAGGTAACGATGGCCCACTACTCATCAAGTCAGCGTCGCCCATCTTATCGAGAAGTAGCTGAAAGTTCTCTGGTTTCTCAAGCACCATGTCGCCGTTGTTGACGAGGACGTAGTCCATTGAGTGAAATATGCCGGAGGCCAATCTCAGCATCCATATAAATGGATAGCTCACCCCACCCCAGGTTTGATGGTGAGGGACTAGGAAAGTATCCACCATGTTCATTACGTCGATTGGGGGAATCCAGGCGTTATAGTCTATTGCCTGCCATTCTGGGTTGATGAAGTTGTCATAGGCGAGGACAGTCCAGTAGCCGAGCTTCTTGTGGGATTCTAATGAAGCCTTGAGGTATGGGCGTCCATAGACTGAGGAGGTGAGCAGCACTCCCACATTCTTGTGAATCTTAGTAGCCCAGGCGTCGTTGGCCTCGTAGCAGCCTAGGACATACTTACGGGTGGCTAGCTCCGCTATCCAGTCTTCATCAGGCATATCAAGGTAGCGGCCTGTGCGTATGAGGTCTTCTGGTGTCACACCAATATTGGCGACCCTCCATAGGCTTCGAGTGGGAGATACTTGCGGTCGTAGTCTGAGTCTTTGCCTCTATCCCAGAACATACCGAGATAACGGCGGTCGCCTGTCTTGTAGTACATGCAGACTGTCTCGCGCCAGTCCTCGCGGAAGTAGAAGTAGTCGCGGAATGGGTCTAGATACTTGGATGGGAGAGGTTCTAGGCCGTTGTTCTCTCGGTACTCGAACTCGCCATAGAGATTGCGGAAGCCAAGCACATTCTTCCAGGTGGAGTCTAGGTTCTGGATGCAGTAGTAGTCTATTGAGCCGTCAGGCAGGATGGGCTGACTAACGAAAGTCTCTTTGAGCTTAATCTCATCTACTGCGTCCCTCAGCATACCTTCCGGGGAGCATGAGGCCATGATGGAGTGCTTCATCCGGCCTGTCATGTAGTCTAGTATCTTGTGGAATGTGTCTACCTTGAGAAACATGTTGGCGGTGTGAATTGTGCCACCAGGCATTGATTGGCCTGACATGAAGTCGCCATCAGCTAGGATTGATGGGAGTTCGGCTATGCCTTCAGGCCGTTCTATGATGCAATCTCCATTTGTGCAGTAGACATACTTGATATTGGGCATATTGCGGATTATCCCTTGGGCATGCCATACGTCCCAGAACCAGCCTGTGCGCTTATCGGCATCGTAGGTCTTATGCTTGGTGACTACAGAGTGGGCTAAGAGATAGTGAATTGGGCGCGGAAACATCTTTTGCATGTAGTCGGAGTCATCTATGTTGTTCCAGATGAAAGCTGGATTATCGTAAGCTAGGATAACATAGGCACCAGACTTCCTGTAACTTTCGAGTGTAGCCCTTAGCCAGCCAAGCTGACCTTGATAGCTAGTGACGATGATGGCTGTGTCGCCCTGGAGAGGACGAGGGTTCATATTGAACTCACAGTCATTCCAAGTGTACTTAGACTTGGTGCGGTCATAGTCCATGCCCGAGAAGTTGTTAGGCAGAATTCCGCAGAGCATCTGGTCTAGTTCGGTTATCTCATTCATTGTTGATAATAAGGCCGATTGAGTGGTTTCTTGCGAACCATAAACATGCCTACGTTACAGGCAACCATCTTGGTGAAGCAGAAGGTGTCTACGCGGTCGTCCTTCTCAAGCTCCTGGCGTATCTTATAGGAGTCAGCGCAATAGTCGCCCAAGACTAGTCCTTCTTCATAAGGGTATGTATCATGGATAAAGATGTAACCGTCTGGTACGAGCCTCTCAAAGATGTTCTCAAAGTCGCGCTTGACGTATTCGTAATGGTGTTCGCCGTCGATGAAGGCTAAGCCGATTTTGGGGAGATTGATGTTGGCAAAGAAGTCATCCGATGTGCCGACATAGGCAACAGCCTGGCTATTCATGTAGTTGTGCATAGCGGCGTCACCGTTGAGCAGGACGGTGTCTTCATGGAGATAACCTTTGATGGTGAGAGGGTTGGTTATCTTGCCGCGAGCTTCGTCACAGTAGAATATGCGTCTGTTGTGTAGACGAGCGAGTTGGGTTAGGTAGATTGATGACTCTCCTGTGCCTATTTCGACTATGTGGGTGCCAGGAAGAGATGTGAGAACCATATCGCCTAGGACGCCTAATATACCGAAGCGTCCCCATCCGTCTTTATGAGAGAATGGAAGTCTGTTGCCATTCCAGTCTGCTATGAAGTCATAGGTTTCTTGGCTCCCAGGGTGCCGTCCGTCTGAGAAGAAGTTAGGACCAAAGGTCATTTTACATCCCACCATTTGCGAAGAAGAACTGTGAGGGAAGGATACCTAAAATATGTCCCATAGTGATAATACTTGTTGATTAGCTCGCTCGACTCTATCTCGGCCTTGATTGATGGCTTGTCGAACTTCTTCATCCAGCCAACGTTGTCGCGCTCCTCAGAGCCGCCTTCTATCATCACTATTGCGCGTCCGCTTATCTTAGGGTGCCAGAGAGCCATGATGTCGCTCAAGACCTTGCCTGTATTGCTGATGTCGATGTGGAGGAACTCTACTCCACGCTTGTCAAAGGTTACGTCAGGATAGTTAGCGTGAACCTTGTAGGCGTCACCGGATTGGAGGTTGACGTAATCGCTTACGCCTTCGGACTTTAGAAGGTCGGCGACTTCTTCCTTGTTACCATGCTTGAACTGGTAATCATCAAAGAGGTCGTAGGCGTCAAGAGTAGGTTTCCATCCACGAAGCTGATGGATACGCTTAAGTCCTTTGGCTATATGGAGTGTTGAGTAACCATCTAGGACGCCAAGCTCTACATAGCTTGATGGTTGCCAGGTGAGGACATATTCCTCGATTAGAGGGCCGTAGTCGTTGATTGTGTATGATGACCTCATTCGACTATTTCCTTAATCCAGTTGTCCATGTGAAAGAGTTCTTTGGCGCGAAGACGAGCTGCAGCACCTTTTGATTTAAGCTCATCCAATGTCACATTCTTGATGATGTCCACCATCTGTTCCTTGGTGTCGCAAAGCCAGCCGCAGTCTGTAGTGACGCGGTCTACTGCTCCACCCCAGTTGTCAGCTAGGATAGGTAGGCCAGCAGCCATAGCTTCGAGGATTACTCTCGGCCCCATGTCCATGTAGCCAGTAGGTAGTGAGTACCAGAATAGGTTGCCTGTTTCTAGGAAGTCGGCTATGACAGAAGGAGTAGCTGTTCTAGCTACTTTCTTGAACCTGTCGGAGTCCTGAACGAAGCTAGGCCCAGGAAGCATGGACATACGCACATCAGGACGACAAGCTAACACCGCATCTACTTCTGTTCCGAAGTCCTTGGCGAACTTTGTATCGCCTTGAGAACTGTGCCTCACTATCCTTATGGCTGTCTCCTTGTGGAATGGTTCTGAGAAGTCAGGCTTAGAGAGGAAGAATGGACTAAGGTCTGTACAAGGAGCGAGGACTTTAGTCTTGGCTGTAGGCAGCAGTCCAAGCAGCTCTTTCTCCTGTCCACTATTTAGGAACATGTACTTGTCCCAACCTTTGGTCCATTCCGCCTTGCCGACGTCGCCACGCCTATAGTTGAGTACCATAATTTTCTTCTTAGCATTGATGTGGCTGAAGGCTTCGGCTATTTCGGGCTTGGAGAACTCCCAAATGTAGTCATCGGCGTACATGAAGAGGATGTCGCATGGTTCCTTGAGAATGTCATAGGAGTTTGTTACCTTCACATCCTTCAACTCACCTTGGAGTATCTGCTTGAACTCAGATGAGCTAACTTGATTGCGGAATGGTACGAACTCAACCTTGTGACCTTGGGCGAGTAGTAGCTTCATCAAGGTAGTGACGCTACGAGCGCAGCCTCCCCATCCGCGAGCAGTGGAAACAAACTTAACTGTCTTGATACGGTTGACAGGTATAGTCATAGCAGGCCAGTCAGGAGTGGCTGGAACATCAGGCTTCTGCTCAGGCTTAGGGTCTAAAGACTTAGCTATCCAAGCATGACAGCGGTGACCGCCTTTGAACGGGCCGTTGAAGGTTGGAGCTAGATACTGTTCCTGAAACTTCCTAGCAAACTCTCTCCCCGCATCATGGACTACTACTATCTTGGCCCTCTCCGACCCGAGGCGAGTAGAAAGCTCACGGCTAGAATCCCCACTAGGCCCATCAACAAAGGCCATATCAAAATTTTCATCAGTGAATCCTTCTGTAGATTTACCGTTCCATAACTTGATATTGCATGGCTTAAGCTTCTTTAGCTTATCTATCCAGCCCTGTTTGTCCTCATAGGTAACTACATACTTTAGCTTGTCGTTAAGAAGGAGAGTGGAGAGACCAGCTCCGAACTCAAGCACAGAAGTAACCTTATACTTATCTATGATGCCTGAGATGAACTCCCAGTCGCGTTCGGTCAGTGCGCCACCATTGAACTCAAGGCCGTAGGTGTTGTGAACTGTCTTGGGAACCTCTACTGGCTTCTCTGGTGTCTCAACGATGTTCTTGAGGACAGGCTTTAGAGAGGGCTTGTCTTTGGCTAGACGGCCACCTAAATAGTATCGGTTGAGATAGCGACTTACCTCGCTAGGCTCAATCATGTCTACGCATTTGGGGACAATCTCGCCAGCTACGGTAACAGGATTGGTGCAGGCTTTGATGTCGCAGTGCCAGCAGGCGGTTGTGGCACAGGGTAGAGTACCGTCAGTAGAGATGTATTGATGACCTGCATAGCGAGTGAAGCTTACTGGTTCTCTAGCTCCAGCCACTACTACACATGGCTTCTTGAGTGCGCCAGACAGGTGCATGTGGAAGGAGACCAGGCCGATGGAACCCTCAGCATTGAGGAATAGCTTGATTAGGTCTCGGATACCAGTCTGTCTGTCCTCCGTCTTACCAACGTGGTCAACGACATTAGCACCCTTTAACCTCACATGCTCATCACCTTTTGCGCCTATTTGGTAGAAGAGGATTTCTGGATTCTGGTCAACAAACTCCTGCCAGCGGACGGTGGGATACATCTTGCAGCCCCAACCCTTTTCGCCGCCTGTAACGATAATCCAGTATGGTTTCTCTGTGATACGAGGAGCGTCGTATTCCTCTTGAGTCAGCCATACATCACCGCGTGATTCACCTTGTGGTATATGGATACCGAGGTTATCTTCTATTGACATCCTAAAGGCATTTGCAAAGTGCCAATCAAGGCTGTTGGACTTGTTGGTGAGCTTGGATGGGCCAATTTTGAGGACGTTAGTGCGACCTTCGAGGAGGTCTATTGGCTTGGCGTTCTCTAGTGTTACACCGTCCTTGTAGAACGGCACTATTGTCCTATCAACATTGGGATTGTAGTCCCATAAGTGACCACATGTGGAAATGATGTTTACCTTGATATCGGGATAGGCTTTCTTGAAGTCCCGCACTCCGCAGGTAAACATAATCATGTCACCAATTCGCTGGCGGTTATGAAATATTATCTCTTTGATGCCGGAGAGCTTATCTGTACTTCCATACTTCTGCTTGAATAGGTCTACAAGGCCAGTTTCCTTGATTTGGGCATCTATCAAGTCTTCAGCAATATTCTTGTCAGTCAGAGTCCCATGAACGTGAGTATGGTAGCTCTCATCACCATTCTTGTTGAGTGAGGCTATGAGGTATCCGGCTCTCTCACTATCCCATTGTTTAACTTCGGCCTTGCAGAATCCACATTTAGACATTTACCACCCTCCCTTTATGCGCCGTGTGATATAAACTGCATCATCTTCGGTTACGTTCATGTTTAGAGGAATACTGATATACTTATCCTCTATCCTATTCATTACTGGTAGATTTACTCGCTTACCGCCGAATATCTTGAAGATGTCGTTACGAATTTGGACAAGGTTAGTGTCGATGTCGGCCTCAAACATCATGCGGGCGAAGTCATCACGCTTCTCGACTAAGACGGTCGCTAGCCAGTAGGTGTTTATCTCACCATCAACCAGCCTAATTCCTGGGACTCCTGCTAACTCAGCCTTGTAGATATGATATATGTTTGAGCGATGCGCCATGATGTCGTCATAGTGCTTAAGTCCGACGATACCCATAGAGGCGGCGATGTCGGTCATTTGACGCTTGCAACCGGGTAGTTCAATGTCGAAAGTCATAGCCCTCTTGGCGTAAGCCTGCCAGTTGTTAGCTATCTTCTTCTCGCGGTCTATTCCAAACCAGCGCAGGAGCTTAGCTTTGTGGTGGGATTCCGCGTCACCTGTAACAAGCATGCCGCCATCACCAGTTGTAATGTGCTTGATGGCTTGGAAGGAGCAACATGTGTAGTCACCGTTAAAGATACCGAGGGCTTGGCAGGCATCTGAAACGACTGGCACACCTACATCTCCAACATTTGCCATTATGCCGCCAAGATGGACTTGGACGATTGCCTTAGTACGCTCCGTTATCTTCTTTATGGCATCTACGGGGTTGATGCAGAGAGTGTCTTCGAGGATATCGGCCCAGACTATTTTAACGCCTCGGCGTATTAGAGGAAGATTTGTGGCGGTACAAGTAAGAGGGGTGGAGATTACCTCATCACCTTCCTTCAGCCCAATCAAATCATAGGCTGTCTCAAGAGCCGATGTGCCGGAGTTCATAGAGGCGGCGTAGTCTAGGTTAAACTTGTAGCAGAAGTCTTTCTCGAATAGGTCTACCTTTGGGCCTTGACCGACGAAGCGAGAATGGAGAGTTTCGTTCACCGCATCACGCATTTCCTGCGTAACGAATGGACGGAATAGGTCTATCACGGATTTGCCGAAGAACTTGAGCTAGAGGAAGAGCGGCTTGAAGATGAGCTACTCTGACTCGAACTCGATGAACTGCGGCAAGAGCTAGATGAACATGAGGATGAACTGCTGCGACAACTTGAGGAACTTGAAGAATACTGACCAGATTCTACCTCTATATAACTTAGAACGCCACCTACGGCTGTAGCACCTGAGAGGTTTAGGTTTAGCAAATCTCCTGTACGAGTCTTGCACCAAGGAGCCGCATACATACCGTCATCCTGGGCCATAGCGAAGCCTGTGTTGGCAGTAAGGTAGAATAAACCTGTAATATCTTGTCCACTAGCACCTGATTGGAACTTGACGTTGACATCTCCAGAAGAAATCATTACACACTTCAGCACCCATATCTGCCTCCCCTGAACGGCAGAAACAACTGTGTTGTTACCGCTAGAGGAAGCAGTTATGTTTGCTTGCTTGACTACCTGGGAGTCAAGGCTTATTGACAATTACTTCACCTTTGCCTTTGCGTCGGCGAGGTCACCGAAATCGCCTTCGAGGGAGCCACCACTTCCGGCTGTATTCTTGCCGCCAGAGGCGAACTTGGAAGCTGGCTTACGCCCCTCTTCCTTGTGGGTGTTGACGACTTCCAACTTCTTCTTAAAATCTGTCTCAGAGACAGTCTTATCGAAGCCAACAGAATCCATGTATTCTTTCATGGACATGTTGTGGAGTTGGCGCACTCTATTCACCCACTCGGTATCTTCCCAGAAATAACGGGATTCAACGTTGCCTGCCTTCATTTCTTCCAAGGCGGCGCGGTCAGGCCCATCATAGATTTCCGGCTCACCTTTAGAATTGGTGATTGCTACCTTTTCCTTTGCGGGTGTCCATTTACCATCATTTGACACATATCGAGGCATTTATTCTCCTTTTCCTTTTGCGTCACTTCCTGGGTTATCCAGGTTTAGTAGTAGCATCAAAGGTTTGCTGAGGAACTAGAGCTACTTCTACAAGAAGAGCTTGAAGAGCTAGACGAACTTGACCTAGAGCTTGAAGAACTAGACGAGCTACAGCTACTGCTCGAAGAACTCCTACAAGAACTACTAGATGAACTACATGAAGAACTCGAGCTTGACATAGAACTACTAGAAGAACTCCTAGAAGAACTAGACGAGCTTCTGCAAGAGCTTGAGGACGAAGAAGAGGAGCTTGACCTGGAGCTAGAGCTGGAACTTGAAGAAATGTTTGCTGTGCCATAATAGGAGAAAGTTACGGATGTAATGTTAGCATCAGTAACAAACTCGCAGTAGCAACCACTTTCAAATAAAGCCCCATTTGTCCCAAAGTCAAAGTCTACTCCTGTGCTTGCAGTTCCCTTTAGCTGATAACGAAGTTCACCAGATGTAGAAGTTCCATTGTAGAGTTTTACCTCTCCAGCAGAACCTGTGGAAATGATATGAACGTGCCAGATTCTGACTTCGTTAGCCCTTTGGCCTGATGCTACGCCAAATGGAACCTGGCCAGAATCTCGCTTAACTATATCTCCGACTAAACCATCCTGGTACATAAGCTATCTCCTTAGAATATGCCGGGGAAGAGTCCAATCCTCCCCGGCTTCTTCATTATTCTAAGTTGATGTGGAAGGTTCCGTGACCAGTTGTGTCACCCGGGTCAATACAGAAGCCCATAAACGGAGAAGTAAATACAGTGGCTGTAGCAACGTCACCAGCACCACCAGATGTAATCACATCACCAATGTTTACAGTACCTGACTGTAGTATACCAACCGTACCTTTGGTTTGAATCCAGCCATAAGGTAGAGCAGAGGTCGTGGTCGAACAAGTTACACCAGCGGGAGCCTCGTCTGTCGTTGTCGTAGCTTCAAGGTCTGAATACATGCTACCAGTAATTGCAACGTCTGTAGTCGTATCAAGGGCTACTTGCAGTTTCTGGGCAAGAGTCAAACGAATGTTGCCAGTTGCGGGGTTATCCGTAGCTGTGTTACCAAGGATATCGTAGGTATAGCCTTCACCTGTGTCATCCGTAGTGACAAACTTTCCACCGGAAAACTGATTAGCCGTAACTGCGGCAAGAGTCAGTTCAACATAATGGGAGCCGATTGCACCAGGGCGCATGGTTTCATCAGGAACAGCTACGGCAGAGGCAGGAGCAATAACTGCATTGTCCGTATCAACTACTGACGTTTCTGATAAATCCTGGGAAACAACGATGCCTCTGTTGGTTGCCGCGCCCATGTGGGAATAGCGATAGACAGAACCATCGTACTGTTCGACTTTGAAGCCAAGCGGATATTTAGCAGTCGCATGAAGGTCAAACTTATCAAACTGACCTGCCGTTGCACCACCAAGACCAACTGATGCCTGGTTAGAAAAATAACGAGTTGAATCAAGAGCCATTTTATTCTCCTTGCCCCTCTGCTAGCGTCAACATATCGGGCGGTTTAAAGTTCCCCCTGAGGCATACAAGCCCCAGGGAGGTTAAGATTACTTACGAACCAATTACTCGGATGAAGAGGAACCCGCCCTTGTTATCTTCCGCAGGATAGAAGGTGAATGTACCCGTTCCTGTCGTTGCGGAGTAAACAACTGCGATTCCGACACTTGCCTGGGTTGAGGGGTTGTTCGTATCGGCTGTCCAGTAGTCAACGACCCTGGTTCCGAGACCCGAATCCCAAGTGTTTGTGTCATCCATAGTGTTAGGGAGGGTAACGACAAGTAAGGTCGTATCTCCCATAGCACCAGCATTCCTGACTGAAGAAGGGACAACGGCTGCCATTTGATTAGTCCCTTTCTATTAAGAAATCGACGTAAGTTTGAAGTGCCTACGGCGGTTATCAGTTATCATATTGCCACGAACCAGGATGAAGGCTACCTTCGAGGTTTGGTTCGTAGGGACTATGAACGGAGTCGTGATAAAGTCCGTCTCCGTATCAACCACCCAGTCGATATAGTTCAGGTTCAGGCCGAACAGGAGGCCGGAGCTAATGAAGTTACCGTATGTGATGGGCTTGCCCTTGAACGTCAGGTTCTCGAATCCAGCGTTAGCCGTCATCGTGTTCTGGAAGCGTTCGAGAGGAAGACGAGTCTGCTCGAACTTGATGAAGACCGTTTTCGTCGTCAAGAAGTGAGTAGGATTCTCCTGCATCTGCGAACCTGATACCGCGTAGTAGGCCGTCGTCATGTCGGACAAACCCTGGGTAGCGAAAGCTCCCGAGGTCGTAACGGTAGACTGCCAGAATGTCTGAGAAGCACCTGCGATAGTGCCAAGAGTACCTGTGTTGACCAAGGTTTCAAGGTCAATCAAGTTATTGGCTCCACCAGTAGGCGTAGACATGGCTTGTTCCATGCGCTTTTGAATAGCTAGCTCGCTCAGCTTAATCTTCGTCTCAAGCAGGTTGATAAGCCTGTGCTCATCTCCGCTGTTCTGACGCTCTTCGTCACGCGATATCTGAATTGGCTCGTAAGCATTCTGCCACTTGTATTCAACTGCGTTCAGAGTGTCGGTCTGGTTGGTCGAGAGGGTATCGTTACCGAGATAGAACCCACCATTGTTCTGAACCTCGTCCACAAGCTGACGGATAATGGACGTTCCGCCATTAATCATCTTCTTGCGTCCATTGGCCTTAAGCAAAGCCAATAGCGTATTTCCGTTATAGGCGTTGTCCGTCACTTGCTTGCCATAGTCAGCCAGTGAGGTGACAAGCACCTGGTCTAAAGATGTTTGTAAAAAGTATTCACCTGCCATTTTAGTATCCTCTTATTTTTTTCCTGCGCCATTCTTAGATTGTCCAAGTCGCCAGATGGCTATTGAGGAAAAGCCGCCCTTTCTGACTTCATCTGGAACCGAATCGGCACTTGTGACAGACCCATTGTTGGGCAGAATAGAGCTTCCGTTAAGTTTCTCTAAAGCTTTTTTGTAACCGTCCTCGTAGCCGAATTGATACCCTTTCTCAACATTCTTATCGTGGTTGACCACTTTCCAGATATCCGCGCGTGAGGCGGTAATTTGCCCTGTTCGGAGTCCTTCTATGGCTTCATCGACAATCTTGGGTTCATAGTCGGGATAGAGTTGCTTGATTTGTGTGTCCTCCTGAGATTGAAGCATTTGGTTCACCTGAGAGCGTAGAGATTGAGTCTCCCTCTCGGCGTTCAAGATGCGGTTCTTCTCGGAGTCGTTAAGACCAGACCACTCTTCGCTAGAACCCTCGAAGTTACTCGGTGGGGCTTGCTGTTGGAGTATCTGCATGGCTTGGACGAAGGCAGGGTTCTTCAGTTCTTCCTGAAGTCTCTGTGGTGTCCAAGTAGAAATCTTGGCTTGCATAGACTCAAGCTCTTTCTTCTGTTGAGCCAAAGTCTGAAACTTTTTGTTGTATCCGGATTCAAAATCTTTGAGAGCTTTCTCTGCTATTGCGCGAACTGCCGGGTCGGTAATCTTGTCTAAGTCTTGGCGATAGTTGGTTTCCTCGGAGGTGGCAGTAGCCTCTGGCACAGGAGTATAGGTGCGCTTTAGGATGTCCGCAGAAGTCACCACAGGAGACTCTACCTTGGGAGTCTCCTTGACCATGACCTGGGGTGTTTCCATAGGCTTGGCAGTCGCCACCTGCTGAGACGTATTCATCAGTGTGGGTTTAGGTGCTACTGGTACTACTTTATCGGCGATGCTCTGCGGTATGTCCATTGTTTCTCCTGTTAAGCTCCCTGGCTAAGCCGTTGGGGTAGCATTATGGTCTTGGTGTTGATTGAGTCTTATATAAGTCCGTCAATAAACGTTCTACGTTAGTCATAGAATCTACGCCTTTTGAGCGTGTAGCTATCATGCTCATAATAACGCCCTTTGGCATAGGGACTTTGAATGTGCGCCCATCTGTGTACACAATGCTGTTCATTTGGTCAACGGCTTCAACAGCCACAACAGATTTAACTACAATACTGAGGTCTTCTGATACTTCAAGCCACATGAGAGCCGCGAACAGAGCCTTTCTTTCGGGAGGCTACGAAGCCGCCTGCCGAGCTAGTCTTGGAGATATGGTTCAAACCCTTGTTCGTTACCCCTGTGACATTACCACCTTTACCTACTCTCGTAGGAGTCGCCATTGAAGGCGTCCTACCGCTAACCTTAACCACATTACCTTTCATTGTGCGAGTCTCCTGGCCTGTTCAGCCCGTTCTTGTGTATACCCACGTTTCTCAAGCTCCTTAATGAATCTATCACCAGGTGCTCTACCTTTACGGTTCCTAATATCATTTAGCATCTCTCGCGCCCACTCAGAACGTTCATAAGGCTTTGAGGTGTCCCTTTTTGCTACAGTATCTGGGTTGTACGGCTCAACTCCAACCTTCTTCATATCGGAGTAATAATCCTTAGCTGTGTAGTAACGCTTGCCCATTTCTCTGTTAAAGTGGGGCTTAAACTTAGGCGTCTTCATTCTTGTGCTCCGGCTACTACCATTGAAGGCTTCTTGAGTCCCACATTTACGCCTGGCTTGGCTTCTTGCTTCTGTAGCTCCTCTAATAGGGCTGTGTGTATCTGAATCAACTGCTGGAGTATCTGTACAGCTTGAGAATCAGGAGCAACCTCGCCTACGATTCCAGCAATCTCTGTGTAAATCTCAAGTCTGGCCATGTGGTCTTGCTGAATCTCAGGGGGAGAGGGGATTTGAGGGTTGCCAGCGAGGGCGGCATTCACGTTGTCCTTCGCTGCCCTAATCTCAGAGACTGATACGAAGCCATGTGACTCCTCAGGCTTGATGTTGCGGAAGATTTGGCTGTTCTTTATCTTGAGACGAGTAAGAATCTGCTCAATGATTGGGCTGAGTTCGATTGTCTTGCCCTCTTCTGACAGTTTCTGCTTGATTGCAGGGTCTTGGATGCCTTGGACCATGAGGGAGAGGACAGTCTGAAGTTCCTTCAACTCCTGCTCAGGATTCTCAGGGAGCATTGATATAACGTCTATCTCAACGTCTGTATCCGCTTGGACTTCTTCCTCACTAGGGTTGTTAGACCATTGGACATCGAGGCTCCCAACTATGCGAACAGCCTTATCTACTGGGAAGTATTGCTTGAGTAGTTGATTGAGGAAGTGGCAAGAGTCCTTGAGCATCTCCTGCATAATATCCTGGCGATAACTAGGACGAGCCGAGCCTCCAGCCGACCGAATCTTGACGGATGTGGCTGATTCCTCACCAGACTGTATGAAACCCTTCTTCAGGTCACTTACCCCACTCTTATCCTGCAAGCTCTTATCAATTCGTTGGTCAATGAGATAGAGTTCAGAGCTTGCTTGGCCTCCTGCCGACGCAACAAACATCTTGTCACGAGGATTGCCACCTTCAAAGCGCACGATGGTTTGGTCACCCTGTTTGATGGCATCTAAGTCCTCCTCATTGGCACCCTCTTTGGATAGACCGACCCAGACCTTAGAGTTCTCCTGCGCGTTACGAAGCTGAAGATTAATTATCGCGTTCTTTTGGTCGGCGTCCTGGCGATAGGTATCAATATCGGCTAAGCCGAACTGTGAATCATTCAACTCATTAAATTGGAGTATCTGTGCAGGCCAGCCTTCAGCCTTGTATTGCCATTTGGATTCGCGCAGTGGCTTAGTTTGCTCGAAGGTATAGAGAATTACTTTCCCCTTCTCTCCGTCTCGCTTCTGTTTTGGTGTGGGTCTCATGAATATCTCGAAGATTTCTACGAAGCGCGAGCCAGTCTGGTCCTTATATTCCTTATCGGCAAAGTCTATGAGAGGTTGAGTTACAGGCATAAGGATATCGCCAGGCATCAGCTTATCTTGACCAGTGTATACCTTATCCCCGAACCCAACCTTGCCCTTAATCAACTTCTTATCAACATCAAGACGGTCATCTTCATATAGGTCTTGGAGAGGATAGTCGAAGGAACGGGCAACCCAGCGAGCTTCGTCGAGATTCGACATATTGGTGGCAGGGTCTTTTAGGAAGCGCATAGGGTTGAGCCTCTTCACAAAGACATTATCATCTTTGATATGGAGACTAAGTTCGTCCGTCATGCCGAAGTTACCCTTGTAGCCGCACCAGAGGACCCCGAATTTAAACATGAGGGCATCCATAAGCACCTTGCGAGTTTCCTGCTTGAAGCGTATCTCTCCTAAGACGTAGTTAAGGATTGCTTCTTGAGTAGCGGCTGATTTAGCCGAATCCATTTCTATTTCTTCCATAGCCCCTGAGAGTGGATTTCGCTTTTTCGCTATGAACGTTTTGTTGCGTGGCTTGAGAAATACCCTGGGGTTACGGAAGAAAGTGGAAGGGAGATTGTATTGGATAATGGGGTAGATTTCATTGAGGACAACGTCCCAGTTGGCCCCGATGTTTGGGATGAAGACGCCTGTGTAGCGCTCAACGGCTTCTCTCATCTGCTGTTGGAGCTGGTCTTCATTAAGACGCTTCGCCATAAGAAGCTGGTTCTTAATGTTAGAGAGTTCCATTGGACTTAATTTATCAGCCACGATTCTCCCAGAAAATAGGTATACCTTTGTACTCGAAGCGAATAACGCCAGTGTCTATATCTAAGTAGGGAGGGTTGAGAGTCTCTAACTTCATGTAAGACTGCTTATCAAGAGTCACTGCTCCTTCATGTTTCGACAGGAAATCAATGAACTCCGAATCAGTCATACGTCTCCTTAAAAGTTTCCTGACAAACAAAAAAGGAAGCAGAAGCCATGGGTAAGGCTTACTACTTCCTTCGCGAGGGAGTATTGCTTGTCAGGACAGCAGGTTCATGAGGCCTACTGTAGATGTTTATAAAGTTATGAGATAGTTATTAGCACCAATTTTAACTAATGTCAACAGAAATCTTTACAGAAACGTCTTTCTCGCAGGTATTCCCCTCTGCCGAGAGTTCTGTTTGTTGCCGAAACCATGAAATACTTGCTTGGGTTTCTTGGCTTCTATAGCATAGTCACGAGCCTGTTCAAACATATTGTCCGGCTTAGACTCTTTTGACTTGGATGGAGAGTAGATTGTCACACGGCAAAGCTGAGAGAGACAATCAATCATGTCATCGTGTTCGTTCTTGGGGAACATCCAAGCTTCGCGGTTGAATAGGGACAACATATCGAGGCTTCTCTTATGATAATCAGAGTAATACTCATACTTCTTTGGGAAGTGAATGATGCCACGCTCGAAGATTGGTTGGAGGGCGCGAATCCTATCCTCTTTTGAAGCCGCTGTTCCTTTCAATTCATTTACTTCAATGTAGTAATTCTCTTCCTTGGATAGCTTCTTAATAATGTATGCATCTGTGTTCTGGAATCCAACGCTCTCATAGTTTATCTTATGCGTCCCATGCTTCATGGCGAACTTGATTGCGAGAAGAGCGCGACCTTCTACATCTAGCTTATCGCGCACAAGGTCCAGCACCCAATATTCTCCATCCTCATCTACTCCCACAACAAAGAGTGCTGTGTAGTCCGACTTCTTCTTCTGTGAGTTTGCAGGGTCTACGAAGATAGCGACCTTGAGATTCTGAGGCAGTCCACCTTCCTCGTAGTAGAACCCTTCGCGCTTCCACCAGGCTGGACGAAACGTTTGGTCCTCCTCTGGAACTGGATTCATCATGTACTGGGCTGAGAACTGATAGCTCGTCATAGAAGGGTGATTCTTGATGGCTTCGATGCCGTTGGTTGTGAAACGTTCTGGCACGTTGGGTATCTGATTCTCATCCCAGACAGGCAGTATGAATTTTGTAATCTGGTCAGAGTCACGCAGTTGGGCATAGAGGTCAGCGAAGTGGTAGCAGGTGCCTGCGTAGTCTGCTATGCCCCATTCTGGGTTGTCGAAGAGGAATGTTAGAAGCGCATTGAACTCTTCCGTTCTCTCCAGCATCTGTTCGTTTGTGACGCTCTCTCTGGTAACAATATCATCTATCTTGAGATAGTTATAGTGGCGACCTGTGACGTCAGTTGTGTTACCTGCTATCTCTATCGTGGCTTCTGGGTAAATCGCCGTAGAGGACCTATTTGGAAGCGTCACCATCTCAGATGTTCCCCACTCCATCTGGCCTGTGGAATTAGGCTTTGGACAATATTCTGGAAAGAGTTTGCGAAAGCGTTCGTTACGGATAAAGTGGTCTTTGATGGAGCCGAGGAACTTCTGAGAGCCGCCCTCTTTTTTGTGGCTGGCTATGAGTATGCGGATGTCAGGCCAAATCAGCATTAGCTGAATCGTGTGGGCGATGGTGATGATAGTGGACTTGAACGCGCCGCGAAATAGGAGGAACAGGCGGGTCCGCGCTTCGGGGTTAAACTGAATAATCTTCTGCTCTACCAGCTTGTTAATAGAACTGTTATTTGGCAGAGAGAAATTTTTTATGAAATTTTGTTTGGTGGATAACCCCTTCTCACCCCCACCCCCACTACCCCCGAAAGCATCCCGCGCCGTATATCCAAACCACGACGCTAAATTATCCGCATGAGTTTCGATAGTTGAAGTAGTTACCGCACTTGCAGTAATTACGGTAGTTACCTTAAGTGCCTTATCTCTAAGCTCGATGATAAGTAGATTGATTGATTCGACTAGTTGGCACAACGGGCGGTGGATTGATTCGGTTAGGTCGGAATAGCCAAGTATATCATGCGCGAGATAAAAAAGGTCTGACTTGCAGCGTTCGCGCTCTAGCGTGTCGATTAGTAGGACAAGCTCATTATCTGTCAACGCGCCTTGTTTGTGCGCGGCTAGTATCTGCTCAGGCGATAAGCTTTGTAGCGAAGAGAGTGTTGATGCGCTCATTAATAAGGGCCATTTGTTCCGGTGTCAATTGATGCTGCACCTCAATATCAATCTTATCCGCGATGCGCTTCAAAACAAATTTGGATGCGACTTCAGCACGTTTATCTAGTGGTTGAGTTTCATCATTCATAAAACGATAAGTCAGAGAAATAGCACCAGCAACAATTTCTCCAATGGTGATGCCATCTAAATCCATCCTTCGACCAGAGCGTCCTTTTCGGCCTGCCATAAAATGACCCTAAATAGTTGGAGTTCAAATACTAATGTTGACCATTTTAGTCAACAATAAGCCGCTTGTCAAGCGAATAAAGTAAGCACGATAATTGCGGGACTTTTAACACTTATCAGACTTACTGCACTTACAGTAACCACTTGAAGTATACCTGAGTATTCTGCTTATGTTTATTGTGGCAAGGTTTAATCCTATACCATATATAGTATGTTAAATGCGCTTAATTACGCTTAAATAAAGATATTGACTAATCCTATATAATCCTTTATACTGGCTATGTAAGTAGGGAATGACAAAGGACGGATAACAAAGGGGGATGAGATGGACAATAAACAGCCGTTTTATGAGTGTCTGAATTGCGATAACAAGGAATCAGCATCTATTTGTGATGACAAAGGGCAAAATTTCTGCTCTGTCCAATGTCAAAAAGCGTTCTACAAATGGGAAGTAAGCGTATTCAATTAAGGCTGTTTAACCTACACAAATAATGGGGATGCCATGACAAAGAATATCACGCAAGCGGAGATTGACACCGAGAAAGCGCGTATTCATAGCTTGGGGATAGCTCACTTCTCAATAAATGGATTAGACGAGGATACTTCTATCAAGAAAGCGCTAGAGGAGAAATGGAGCTATTTCTATGTTGCTGCTTTAGACCCTTATACCAGGGGCAAACATAAGCGCTTTCGGGTATTCCAGACGAGCAAAGCAGAGCCGTCAATACCTATGGGCTATTATGGCTCGCCTACGTTCTCTTTTGAGTGCTTTGACGGGGAGCCGATGAAGAAAGCTATAGAGACGCTTAAACCGATGTTGAAGAAGGCTTATAGCTTCAAGATAGACGATAACCATTTAACGCTTGTTCCGGTGCTTTCTGATGATGAAAAGGCACAGAAAGAAGCCGTTAAGGTTGCCGAAGTTGACAAATACGCTATCAAAGAGACTGACAGCGCGAGCGTCAAGGCTATTAAGGCCGATATTGCCAAACTTGAAAAGACGGGGCGCGTTATGCGGGATGTCAACAAGGCAATAAGGAAGTATGAGAAAGACGGCCAAGAAGCACAGATTAAAGCGATTATGGCCGTCGATACTATGTTTACAAGGGATAAAGCGGGGGAGATATTAAAGCCTGATTTCTGTAACCGGATAGGCTTTGCAGGGTATCAAATGACGAGCGTATCAACTAAAATCAAGCGGTTAAAGGCAAAGCTTGCATAATGGAGCGTCCAGACTGGGCAGACAATGAAACATGGGCATTAAAAGCTATGCGGTGTCCGCATGAAGAAGCAGAAAAGGCGATTGATTGCGTCCATTGTGTGACTGACCTAGTTAGAAAGGCTTACAACAGAGGCGAGTTAAAACTAAAGGAGTGTGTCCCATGAGTAAAGACAAAGCGACAGCGAGTAAGGGAGTGCTTGCCGGAGAATTTGACCAAAAGCGCGTTAATGCTGCTGTCAAAATTAAGCTAAGAATGGATAGACGCACGACTTCGCTCTATTCGTTTGACAAGCTTTACCCTGACTTAGAGCGGCTCAAGGCGGGCATGACGGGCAAGGAGCTGACAGAGTATGAAAAGAGGATAGCATGAAGCGCCTAGCGTTCCTTGTGTGCTTGGGGTTAATAGCTCTTTCGGGGATTGGGAGGGCGGAGCCTATACCAGACTTTGAACGCCTTGCGGATGCCATTTACAAGGCAGAGGGCGGGGCTAGGACGGCGCATCCATACGGCATATTGACCAAGTATAAGACCACGACACCGAGGCAGGCGTGTTTGAATACGGTTAGGAACCAATGGAAGCGACACGCTGGACACGCTTGCGGGAAGGATTACTGGACGTGTTTGAGGGATAGGTATTGTCCGATTGGGGCAGAGAATGACCCTACGGGGCTTAACGTAAATTGGCTTAGGAATGTTTTGCATCATTATCTAAAGCGTTGACTACCGTTGGCAACGTTGTTATAATAGTCTCAAAAAGGAGACTTATCTATGCCTAATGACGAAATTATTAAGAGCGCAGAACGTGGGCCACTTAGGAAGGGTAAAAACGACCTGATTAAGCACTTAAAAGGCCAAAGATTGACACAAAGACAAGCTATACGCGCTAAGTGCTTTGATTGCAACGGTATGGGAGAGCTTGGAACGTGCGAGATTCAAACTTGTGCTTTGTGGCCGTATAGCCCCTATAGGCAAATTCCTACAACGGCCTAAAAGTGGGGTCTGTAGGCTTCAAAATAGCCGTTTAAATCATGGGAGGTCAGGAATATGGCAAAATGCCTGGATTGTGGCAAGAATTTCAAGGTAAATAGGGTTACTCATAAATACTGTTCTAAGAAGTGCAAATTTAGGGCATGGGCAAAGAAGCATCCGAGAGTGTCGCTTAATGAGGGGATAAGCTAATGGGCGGTCAAATACCGGAGATTGACGGGGGTTATACGGAGCCTAGAGAATGCGAACACGAGCATACAAGGCCCATAGCGAGGCTCTTTGGGCGCGGGAAGGTACAGTGCCAGGATTGCGAAGAGTATTTGGATTATGATGGGGATGAGGATGACTGAGCCGAGGCCGTTCTATTGCGTCATCTGTTTACAGCCTAGCTTACAGCTCTTTTGTGAGCCTTGCCAGATTAGCTATATCCAACAGATTGGGGAACCAGATGCCAAAGAAGCGTAAAGGCTGGATGTCTAACTTTAGTCTAGGGAGTGATAAGAAGTGCCGTTACTTCTGTGTAAGGTGCAGACTCCTACAATATCAGGGCCATGAGTGTTTTAGGCCGGCTAATAAGCATAATGCGGAGCATTTAAGGCTTCCGCTTAACTTTGAAAGGGGGAAGCATGGGAAGGCGTAGAAGGACGGACTGGACGGAGGACTTGATAGCAAAGCAATCGGCTCAGTATCGTATGTATATCAATAGGGTGCTTAACGGGCTTTGCGGGGTCTGTGGGAAAGAGGCAGAGAAAGCTACATCGGGGATATACCTGACGCTCTGTGGGGGGTGTCGAGGTCAGAGGAAGGTTAGGAATCAGGCGTATTATCAAGCTAAAAAGGGGGTCACAAGTGACAAGACAAGCGGATGAGCTAATCCATCGGAGTGGGCTTCTAGCAGACTTCTGTAACGACAGGGCCTTAGACATAACCGAGAGCCAAGCCAAGAGAGCCTTAGAACACGTTAACGAAGCCTTGAAGCTGTTGGATAGACGGCAGGCAGATAGGAGGAGCTATGGAAACTGATATTAACAAGATGACTGTTAAGGAATTTCAGGCTTTGCCTGTTAGGGGCTGGAACGATAACGTAGGAACTTTTACTTCTCTTGTTATACTTCCTACCAAACGCAAGCATGATAGCGGTTATCGGTGCATGGACTTTGTAGCCGTTAAAGATGGTAAACCTATAGCAAGGCTTTCTGGTTGCTCGGATGTTATACATATAGATGGTATTGGTGGCTATGGGGATTGGTTTGAGAGATTCGGTACTACGCCAGATAAGGTAGCTCCACGCTCTTGGTCTATAGACTGTCTCAATAGGAGCGGATTGCTTCATCTGTTCTGTAGCTATAGGACTAATGGGAAGCATGAGGGAAGAAAGCTTAAGGCCGGAGCTGCTCTCTCCTCATTTGAGATAGATACAGTTAATGCGGACTAGGGGGAATTATGCTAACCGATAGGGTTATCAAAGAGACGGCAGAGCTACTGGCTGGAGAGATAGACCGCTACGGCTATCTTTACTCCAAGACTTGCCTCTATGAGCATCTGGAGCAGAGGGTCTACTTTGAGAAGCTCTTGACGGAGCTTCATGGGGCGTGTCCGCACAACGCGCAAACTACCCCAGAATATCCAGAGGATGTATTTAACTACTGTTATTTTTGTGGGAAGAAGCTGTAAAAAGAGATGGTAGGAACTTTTGTACCTACCCCTCTATTATATGTAAGGGTAAATAGCTAGGTATAAAAGTTTAAACTAGGCCAAAAATAGCAGGGTTTTTATGAGGGTTCAAACGGGCTACTTTTCCAGCCGTTTGGAGCCTATGGTAGGCATCCAAAGTGTGCTTATAGGACTTATCAATAGTTTTTCTAATGTCCTCTGCGTTGCAACCTTCTTTGGTGGTATTGGCAAGAACTAGGTCATCTATCGGGCGGGAATCATCTTTAATCTTGAAGTATAGAGGGGTAGGCTCTATGAACATGATGTCTATACCTTCAATAGTCTTGCCGGAGCGTTGGGTGGAGCAGGAGATTTTGCGCTGATACTTGTTCCCTGTGACTTTTTGGATAAGGATGATGTTGTCGGGGTAGGCTTTCCAGACGAATGAGCCGAATATGGAGTCATCGCCTTCATCTACAATGCTGTGGTCTTTCATACGTATAGGGCGATGGGCGTGGTGGACGACCACAATGGTGGCTTGGTAAATTTCAGATAGCATACGGAGGTTCTCGACCATCTTCTTAGAAGCCACATCATCCTTCATATCGCCCGACATAGACATATATAGAGGGTCAATGAATATTACTTCTGGTCTGCGCCATGAGCTTATTTGGGCGATAATTTCGTTATAACCTTGCTCGGTGTCAAGCGGGATGGATGGATAATAAAGGTATAGGAGCTTGGAGAAATCACAGTCTATAACCTTGGTCATGTTCTTCAGGTTATCACGGGTTCCGGAGAGCTTGCCCTCAGCTTGGATATAGACTACATCACAAGGAGCCTTGACTTTGTATTCGTTTAGGAGGGGAGAGCCGGAAGTCAGCGAACAGGCCATTTGCATGGAGAATATAGACTTGCCAGCCTTTTCTTTTCCCAGGAGAATCGTGTTGTCGCGTTCAAAGAGTATTTGGTCTATTAGAGCTTCGGAGCCTTTTAGGTCGATGGTGAGAAGTTCGGAAGCTAAATATTTGCCAGACAGTTTCGACACCAATTCTCCTAGTTTAAGTATGGAGATTATAGCAAATAGAAAATCTATTGCAAGGGAAATCTAAAGATAGCAAAATAAAGCAAAAGAAATACCTTGACATAGAATTACACTTCAATTATACTTGGTCTCACAAAGGAGAAATACAATATGAGTGGAAATATAACTTACACTTTTGATATGGATTCCAAGACGCACTCGCAGTTAAAGGAGCTTGCGGAAGAAGGCCATAGGACGCTTGCGGCCCAGATTAGGATGATACTTGAGGAGTACCTAGACAAGTGATTCTCCTCCACCACACCTGCAAGCTATGCGGGAAGCTTTGGAGTATCCGGTGCGACTTTGCCACCGCCTTCTTTCGGCCTAAGACATTGGCGTATGAGTGGAGCTTGATGGAGCTTGAGGCGGCACATCACTTTGCGGGGCATGTTAACCAATTAACGGAGGGGATAGTCAAATGAGCTATACATTTAGGGTGGTAGGGAAACCGAGTAAGTATGAGGATGTAGTTAGGGCGTTTACGAAGCTTAGGGCTATGCAGGCGTTAGAGGTAGATGCTAATGGGTCTGAGGCCGGAATAGTGACGGCGGTAAGGGTTAAGTATGGGTCTAAGCTCAAGACATCGCGTAGAGATAATAAGCTACTTATGTGGAAAGGGGCTTCCGTTGAAAAGTGAACACGAAGTAATGATGGCGGTGACGCTAGCTGAGTTGATGGACTGGCGCAAGGTGATGATTGATGATGGGATTGTGTTGGGCTGTAAGGTGACAGATATAGACATGAAGCACCTAGCCATTGGTATTGTGCGGTCTATTGAGCAGGCACAGTTAGACCAGTTTATGAAGGACTTGGAGCGTAATGTTTCTACGGAGTCTGAATGCCAATAAGAGTGACTGAAGTCCTTGGGCATTTTAAAGAAGAATGGTACGTGAAATGGGTATGTAGAGTGGGACTAGCAGAAGCTAATAGAAAGAGTAAGCAGGGATTAAAGTTTGGAACTATTCTTGATGGGATAGTAAAGAGTGGTGGAGAGCTTCCAAAGAAAGCAAAACCTGATACGGTGTTCGCCTATGAAGCCTTTATGAAGTGGAAGAAAATTTATCAGCCAGAGTATATTAGAACGTGCGAGAGGACTAATGCAGTAATTCTTGGGTATGAAGTCTCTGGCGAGCCAGACTTTGAGATACCAAATACTACTATTGATTTAAAGGGTGCGGCGAGAATATCGCTTAGTTATAAAATTCAAGTGAATGTTTATGAGCATCTAAGACGGCTTAATGGGCTTAAGCCAAATGATAATGTTGGAATACTTAGATGTGATAGAGCGTTGGGTGGTTATGAATATTGGCAAGCTCCTTTTAACCCCAAATTTGTTGATGCGTGGTGTGGATTGTTGATTAATTATGTGTTGGCTAAAGAGGAGACGGGCAATGGAAATGAACTTTGATAAATCTGGGAGTAATAAGAAGTGGAGAGAACAGACGTTCTGTGTGCTTGGTGCACCGAAAATAGGGAAGTCGGAACTATTCTCAGTTGGCGAAGGAACAATATTTCTTGATATAGAGGGTGGGCTCTCTCACCTTGATGTTGTGAAGTTTCCTAAAGACCGCCCATTCCTTGATTATGATGAGATGGAAAAAGTTATTGATGAGCTTGTGGCTATGAAGCACAAAGGAACGTTCCCCAAAAATATTGACACTATAGTACTGGATACAGCCACAAGGTTTACGTCGCTCCTATCTGACAAGACCGTTGAGATATTCAATAGGAAGCTAAATAAAGAGTGGGAGACGATAGAGGAGATTAATCTTGGCGGCGATAAGGGTAGCCCTGGATGGAGCCAGCGTAATAACTTGGCTGATAATATCCTTGGGAAGCTAAAGCAGTTGCAGTGTGCCGTGGCAATAATAGCGCATACTGACAATAAGAAAGTTAAGAATGACCTTGGGGCCGATGTCACCATGAGTACCATAGATATTGGTGGGCAACTGGGTAAGAGTTATCTGCGATACTCCCACCATATTCTTAATATAGTTTCCAAAGTTGAGCCGGATGGGATGATAACTAGGACAGTTAGGGCATTGGGGACTGGGACTGTTGAAGCCGGGTCAAGAGGTTTATGTATCCCTGACAAGTGGGTGCTTGAGAATCCTAAGGCCAGGACTAAAGAGGCTATGCAAGAAGCAGCTAAGGCCAACTATGTCAAGTTGAGGTCTTTCTTCCAAGATTAGATGAGTGTTGTTGACGGTGGAGTGAAGGTAAACATAACAAGGAGACAGGATAATGTCTATATCTGAAGCGTTGAAGGCGGCAGGGTACAAGCAAGAAGTTTCCACTATTGGTGATAAGCCAATATTGGAAGGCGTTTATAAGTCAATGTTTATTGACTTTAAGAATGAGCCGGATGGGAAGTTTGGCCCACAGTTGATGGCCGAGTTCAAGATAACCGAGCGCATGTCTGGGAGTGAGTCACGCTCTACGTTCTCGGAGTTTAGGGACTACTACAAAACGGATGGAGAGAATGCCAGCTCTAAGTCAGGTGGCTTAGCCAAGTTACTCAATGGGTTCTTCTCTGTCGGTGTCAAGGTTGACACTACGAGTGATGAAAGCTTGATGGATAGCCTGAATAGTCTCAAAGGCTCTGCCGAGGTCTATATCAAGGCTTACAAAAAGCAGAAGATGAAAAAGGTTGGTGAGGAGTTTGAAGAGGTCGAGGGTGAGTATAAGCAGGGATTCACTTTTATGACTGAGAAGAATGCCACCAAAGAGGCTGAGAAGCAGATTAAGAAAGCTGGTCATCCCCTCTAACAATTCTTTGGTCCCCCTTCCTTTCTGACCGGGTTTGGCAAGGAACCAAAGACAGAGCTGGGCATCTCTGAGTAAACTGCCCAAACTTTTAAGGAGAATTGGTGGTAATCGTGACTGACACAAGAGAGCAAAGAGTTTTAGACTTCAAAGGGATTGAGGGTGTGGATAAAGTGGAGAATATGGCACTAAGCTTCGGAGATTACACAGCTATAGTCCACGATAAACCAGTTCCAATAGTCATAGAGAGAAAGGGAATCGGCGACCTGTGGGGCACTATGACTAGCGGCTACGACCGCTTCAAGCGCGAGATGGAGAGGGCGAAGTCGGCCAACATGCAGCTCATACTAGCAGTAGAAGGTACATATACAGATGTGTGGAACGGATTCGAGCGCAGCCAGTTTGAAGGCCACAGCATGGTGAAGAAGCTGGCTGTGATGCAGGTGAGATATGACTTGCAGACTTGGTATTGTGAGAGCCGCAGAGTCATGGCGCGGAGGATAGTGGACTTGTTCAGTGCTGTGGAGAGGAATTATAAACATGAACCTACTAGCTAACCATTGTCGTGACTGCGGCCAAGAGATTGATAAGACGCTGTTTATTTGTGACCCTTGCTACTTTTCGAGGAAGCCAAAGGAGGATAAATGCAAAGGTTAACTGTATTTGCTGATTTAATCGTTGTTCTGTTTGTGGGGTGGTTAGCGGTTCTCATGGTTCTAAAATTGAGGGGTAGAAAAAAATGAATAAGATTCTTATTGGGATAGGTGGGGTAATAACACTCGTAATTATCATTGTGGTTATGGGGTTCTTTTCTTTCGTCAAGATAGAGGGTTCCGAGATAGGGGTTGTTCAGGACTGGGGTGGCGTTAAGGAGCAGAGCCTTGGTGCGGGGACACATATGTTCAATAACTTTATTCAGGACATTCATGTGTATCCGATTGGAACACAGAAGATTACGTTTGATGCAAAGACAGGGAACGCCGATGCGGAGTACGAGACTATTCCTGTTGAGGTCGGTGAAAATGGTGGTCAGAAAGCATGGGTTTCAATATCAGTAAACTATCATCTTAATCCTACGGACATAGTGAAGCTTCACAAACAGGGTATTGGTCATACGTATGAATCTGTAGTGCTAAAGAGAGAAATAGTAGATACAGTTAATGAAATAGCCAGACCATATAAGTCGGCTCTTGAGCTTTACTCAGGTACAGGGTTTGTTAAATTCAAGAATCAGGTCGATGATGCGCTCAAGAATAACTCTGTTTTAAAAGATAGGGGCATTGATGTAGAGAATACCATTATCTATGGAGTTCATCTTGACCCTGCGTATGAGAATGAAATAGCGCAGAAACAGATAGCACAGCAACAAGTCTTGCGTAAACAGGAAGAAACTAAGGCCGCCGAGCAGGAAGCCAAGCGCATATTTGCTATGAGCCAGGCACAGGTTGAGCAAGTTAGGCAGGAAGCTGAGGCAAGAAAGATTCAGATGGTTACAGCGGCAGAGGCGAATGCGCGTAAGACCGTTCTTGACGCCGAAGCCGAGCGTGATTCAAACCTTGCGCGTTCTGCAGGAGAACTAGCTATTGGTAAGGCTAGGGCAGAGGTCGCACAGCTTAATAGGGACGCTCAGTATGCCGGAGAGTCAGGTCAGAGAAAGGCTCAGGTTGAAATAGAGACTCAAAGAGCCATGATAGTGGCTGGACTGTTTAAGGACGTAAAGATACTCCCATCAGAGCTAGTATCTATTGGGGCGTCTGTTTTGGGTGTTGATTCGCAGGGTAATTAATTAGGAAGCCGGAGAAGGAGAAGGTTTAGTTTACCAACACTGTCTCACACGCGGTGAGCTATGAAGGCTATGACTCATTAAAAGGGCAGAGACGCCCAGAGGAACTGGGGTGTTGGGTAAGATTGCTGACAAGGATAGTTAGGTGTATACCTACTTCTTTCCTGAACCGGACAGGATAGGCAACAAGTTTAGCCGCAAGGCTAGGTTGGATAGCATACGAGACGTTCTCATGGCCCTTCGGGGACTTGAGCCATTCCAAGAAGATGCCGAAGTCTGTAATCAGTTTCGGTGGACGGCGTGGAGCGGGTGAAAAGCCTGCCTATCCAACACAAGTTTATGGAGGGAGTGAGAGAATGAAGAAGCGCGGAGACTTGAAGAAGCTTGAGAGGGAGTATCAGGCAGAGCAGGATGTGATAGAGGCGGCTATTCGTGCCAGAGACCATAAGTGTCATTGTATTGTCTGTATTTCTGTAGCCGCTCTACTCAAGGTTAGGGGAGGAAACGATGGAACCAATAGTAATTGACCCTGGCAGTTTTGGCGGGGCGACATGGTTTTTGGTTGGCTTTATTTCTGGAATGATAGCCAGCTTTGTTCTCTATCATTGTGCTGGTGGATGGGAGGGGCCATGACCACCCCATCCAAAAGAAGTCTTGAGGAGGCGCGGAAGGTGATGGAGAAAAGCTCTGTCCATAGCAATTATGTAGCCCTTGAGAAGAACATAGCCGCCCTCCTCGATGCGAAGGTGAGGGAGTGTGTGGAGATAGTTAAGGGATACGAGTTGCGAATCAAAGATAGGTATGATGTGGCAGAGTCTATCGCCCAAAAGATTGAGAAGGAGTTGCTATGACCACTAAGCCTAGTGCGCGGAAGGTGAAGGCGTGGGCGGTAATAGACTGCGATTGGAATACAGTCAGGCAGATTGAGAGCTATCGCCACAGACTTCTCAAGCCAGAATGTAAAGCTTGCTACGTTGGGCAAGTAGAGATTCGTCCAATCTCACGCAAGAGGGGGAAGAAGAAATGAGTAAGCCTGATGGTGGGCCGGCTTTTCCAAGAGCGATACCAGGCCAAGATGGCATGACCCTCCGTGACTACTTCGCTATTCATTGCAGCGAAGAGGATATGAAAGTCTACGGCGGCCAAGGATGCTCTCGCGTCGAAGCTCGATATGCCTACGCAGACGCCATGCTCTCCGAGAGGAATAAGCCATGACGCTATTCAAAGACAACCTGTTCCTGGCTATTTTCCACACCGTTGCATGGGGCTTTGTATCGGGCCTGTCATGGTACTCATACTTTAAATTTGGGAGATTCGGCCCATGACCGCCACCATCGACCAAGCCCTAGAGCGTGTCAAGGTCATGCTGGTAAAGGGTGAGAGGCTTACACCAGACGAGATAGCCGAGGTCATCAACGTGTTGGCGCAGTATTTAGCGAGTGGGGCGAAGTGAACGAGCTATTTGATATGCCTACGTCTTTCAGGAATGGCGGGTCGGTTCGGAATTTGAAAGACGCTGATGGACGCAAAGTTACTCTAATTGGATTTACGCCAGGAAAGAAGTGCAAGGATTGCGAGAACTTCTACTACGACCAGAGAGCGAAGGTCTATCGGCGGTGCAAGCTGTATCCCAAGAAGAACTGGAAGTCAAACTTTGAAGCGTGTGGGTCGTTTACGCCGGAGGTAACGAAATGACTCAGCCGAGAGATACGAGGGAGAAATCTGGGTGGGCGTATTGTTCAACACTTTCACAGTCAGCGCGATGCGTCTGCGCTCCTGGTGTTCACGAAAGGAATCTCCTGACTTTGCTTGACGGAAACTATGCCGAGTCGCGCAAGGTCATAGAGGAGCAAGCTAAGACTATCGCCCAAACCTCCTCGGCTCTGTCGGTGGCGGTGTCTGCCCTTGAAAGGGTAAAACACATGGGCGGGCAAACAATTTACACGAATCAAACCGATTGGCTATGCTCTATGAAGAACGTAGCTTCAGAAGCTCTCGCCTCACTAGACGCCTTAAAGGAGAAGCCGTGAAGCGCAAGAAGAAGGAGAGGGAGCATCCAGGTCTACGCAAAGGCAACAGGTGTATTTGTCAATGCGTATACTGCGAACGCGGGGAGTGCGAAAACTGTGACGGAACGGTATCGGACTTTGACCCGCACACAGGGGCACATTATTGAACGCACACACCGAACAAGATAAAGGGGAGGGGGTATGAATGAGCAACTAGAGAAATGTCAATGCGGACATATTGCCGCCGCGCACGAACCAGTAAATGACCTTATCGGTAACGGACACTTGCCTTGCAAGACCTGTTCTTGTGGGGGCTTCAAAAGTGGCGAGGTAATGACTGGTAGCCATTACGGGTACTGCCACTTCACCTACAAAAACAGACAGAAGCATTGGCGGTGTATTTGTGACGTTATCAAAGGCTATCTCGAATGGGAGGAAGAAAGAAAGAAGTTTAAGTTGGAATACACCGACAAAGCAGAGGGTTCTGTATGACCTCCCCTTCCCCCACGCATGAGGAGATGGCTAGAAATCTACCTCTCTATACTTTTGGTCGTGGAGAACAATTTGGGCTAAGGATTAATCCGATGCTTGATGATGAGTCTTACAATGCAATCGCCCAAGCCCTCTCCACCACAGCTAAAGAGGCGAGAGCCGATTACGAAGTTTTGGAAATGAAATATCGTAAACAGCTCTGGCTCAATCACGGACACTCTGGACAATACGGTGATGACGGTGAAATGCAATGCTCGGAGTGCATGAAGTTCGGGCTTTGGGATTATAAGCGTGAGCCTTTGTCAAAATTGGAGGAGGTTGTTGTTGCGGCCAAAGCCAACGCCATTAGAGGGGGTGGAGCGTGAGGTTGGCAATAACGATGGCCGCGTGGTGTTATACATTCGGCAAAGCAAAATCAGTTGAACAGCCAGACATAATTGTATTTTTATTTGGTCTTAGCATCCTTATCGCTATTTGGGAAGATTTTACTTCGGCTACTAAAAGAAGATGACGCGCACACTTGGAGAACCTAAAAGGTGAATCGTGTGGGAGCTTGAGGTGTGGGATAAGCTATACGGCAACTATCTTCATTGGTCAGGAGTTCCATCATATCGAAGGCCGTGTATGGCATTTGAGGTATTTCGTATGACAACTTTTGAGAATATTTCAGTATATTTGTTTGATGAGTTTTTAAACTGGAGAACCTAAAAATGGATGAGAGGACGCCACTAGAAGAATGGTATTTGGAAATGGTTACAAAAGAATATAATGCCTCATTAATAGAGCTTATGCGTCGAACAACTCAATTTAAATCGCTGATGGAAGAGAAGTGATGAGCTTCCCAAAGTCTACTTGGTGTGGAGCATGCAAGCAGGGTAAGCATGATGAGTGTACGGAGACCTGGTGTGGGTGTTGGCATGAGGAGGATGGGACATGATAGAGATAATGTTACTCATATTCATAGGAGTTCTAATAAACAATGCTACATGATATAGGCGTATACTGCTTCTTCGGAGCGTTACTTCTTATTGTCCTTGGAGTTATTGCCAAATACTTTTGATTTGGATAGATGTGAGAGAGTTTGAAGAGTGGCTCTTTGGTTGCCGAGCTTTGAGAACTTGTCTTTTACAGCATTTACGGAAGCCTTAGCGCCTTCTCTAAATGCTCCTTTCTCACCAGCCTGCATAGTCTTGAGAGCTAGCTTGATACCTACAGGCGTTCCGAGTGTGAAAGCTCCTGCAAATCCCAGGGCCTTCTCCTCTGGAGTCCTACCGCCTACCAAGGCCCCGCCGCCTATTAGACCAGCCACTGTGTTGAATCTCAGGAAGTTAGGATTGGTGCTAGTGAACGCCTGAGCTGTATCCCATATATCCATCTTCTTGAGGAACTGTGAGCCGTTGAATGAGTCGAGCTTCGTCATCTCTCTTCTAAGCACATTAGCCATCTCAGTAGAACCCTTAGTGATGTTTTCGACACTCAGCTTATTAGTCTTAGGATTAAGCCCCATAGCCGTAAGGTTGTCCAAGATTGACTTGTAGTTGGCAAATGCCTTCCTGTGAACCATGTAGGATGAGTCACCTACTTGTCCAGCTATCTTAGACACTTCATCAGCTATTCCGTAAACTCCTCTATCCTGGTTACCATGAAGGATGTCACCCAATAGTCTCTGGAAGTTATTAGACTTAGAAGAATCCTTGACTGTCTGGAGCTGGTTTCTGATGGATAAAAGCTCCTTGGTCGAAATTTCAGCATTAGGATTGACATTGAGCACAGGTATCCTATCCTGTCTTATTAGGTTGCCTGCTGTATCGTATGTCGGCCTACCGGAAGAGACTTCCCTGGCGCCTTGATTTAGCTTCTCAAATGCTCTTACCAAGACTCCTTGCTCAGAGCTTCCAGAAATAGGCTTGGTGGTAAGCAGGCCATTCTCATCAATAAGGCCAAGCTCATTCAATGACTTCATAACACTCTTCTGGAGAGGAGCTGTGTTGACCTTGTACTCACTGGCGTGTTGAAGCAGTTGTCTCTCAGCAGCACCCAATGCTGTGCCAAGGTTCTTCTCCTGAGCTATGACATTTCCAGAGAACTCATCAACGATTCCGAGGAGTTTCTCAGGACTTCCAGCACCTTTTTCGAATACTTGATTTGCCCCATACTTGAACACATTCAGCGTCTTCTCTTCCGGAACACCAGATGTGACATTAAACAGTTTTGCAAAGAACTTAGCTGTCTTAGCCTTCTCAGGAGCAAAGGAGTCCTTAGCCATGCTCTTCTCAATCATGTTGAAAGACTTCTTAGCTACTTCTCTAGTCGTAGCAGCTTTGAGAGCCTGCCCAAGTCCTTCACCAGCAGCACCTGCGATAGACGACAACAGCACATCTGTACCAACCTCGTAAGGGTCTTGAGAGTTAAGTCCAACTGCCTTTCCAATACCCTTCATGCCTAGTTCAGCTGCACCCGCAGCTGCACCAGCTCCAGCCATAGCACCCATAGGTCCAGCAGGCGCTCCAGCTATAGCTCCTAGCACAGAAGCTCCTATTTGCGGTATCTGAGCCATTAGGTCAGCAGTTTCTCCTAATACATCGTTCTCCAGGCCCACAGGGTCAAATGGACGAAGGTCCTTAGCAGTATTCCCATAGAACAGGTTGCCCTGAGCATCCCTAGTGACTATCTGGTATCCTTTATCCTTGAAATACTTCTCCTTACCCTTGTCATCGGCTAACGCACCAAGGTACAGACGCTCAAGAAATGTACCATGTCCATTATCTTCTGGAGAGTCTATGTTGTACTGAGACTGACCGAATGAGCCAGTAGAAGCCTCGGAAGGCTGAGATTGTTGCTGAGAGCCTAGTATTTCTTGAGCAGCTTGGTCTATGCTAGGCTGTTGAGAGACTTGAGACTGCTGTCCATTCAATATCTCCTGCGCCGCTTCTTCTATACTAGGCATTAGGACACCTCTCCGCTTCTTTGAAGGTATGCGTATATCTCAGGGTCTTTGAAACCTTTAGCGCGAAGACCAGTAACAAGGCTCCTCTGTTTCTCATTAGGAGAGAGTCTGCCTCTGTCTCTGATAAGCTGGTCTTTAGACTCAAGCATTGCCTTGGCTATGACCTTTGGGTTCTGCATGAAGGACTTCATACCTATCTCGAAGCCGACTATATTCTTGAAGTCATTTTCTTCCTTCTTACCTATGGCAGCACCTGAATCACGACGCAGAGTTTTATTGATGTAAAGGTCACGAGCACGTTGAAGCTGCTGACGATTCTTACTAAGGAAGTTCGGATTGCGTAGAAGCTTCTCGTTGGTCAGAGTAACATTACCATTAGCATCAGATTGAACACCAAGTAGTTTAGTAATGTCATCTATACCTGTCAGGGCGCTCTCAACTAGAGAAAGGTCCTTGGCTGAGCTGAGAGGCTCATTAATGTTCTTGAAGTAAGCGTCCATCCTAGTTTTTTCATCTTTCGCAAGAGTAGCTTTATTCTTAGCAAGTTCTACATCCTGAGTAAGCTGATTTGTTGGCTGAATAGGTTGCTTACCCATTATCTCTTGCTGGTCTTTAATGCGCTGTGTGCCCCACCCGTTCATGAAACCGCCTGGCATACGTACAGAGTTGTCCTGAGCGTTGAATCCACCTGGGTCGAAGAAGCCTTGAGTAGGAACTTGTGTAGGACCAGACATGTAGGACTGCTGCATAGGAGCTTGTTGTTGCATTGGCTGAGGTTGAGCAGATTGAGCAAGCATAGGGCCAAGATTTTGAGTATCTCCCATAGCAGGTGGAGTCTGCTGAGTATCCTGTTTAGCTGTACCACCAGGCTGCTGAGGAGGCTGGTTGTTTCCACCGCCTCCATTCATAGGATTAGGACCACCAGGACCGCCACTGGATGATAAAGCCATGCCAGGAGGAGCCATTTTAGCTAATTCTCCCATTACATGGCCCCAAGGCACACCAGCGCCAATAGCTTGAGAAGCCATTCCAGTAAGAGTTTGAGATACACCTTTCGTCACATCCTTCAGTATCTTCTGAACTAAATCAGGCGGCAGCCCAGACATCATTTGGTTCATGCCACCTTGTTGTTGAGGTGGAGGCATCATAGATGAAGGTATTATAGGTAACATTTATCTATCTCCTTAAAATGCTTTGAAGTTGCCGAAGCTGCCAGAGCCTAGGCTACTACCGAGGCTAGTCTGAAAACTCTTCATAAATGGATTCATAGAAGTAGTAGTCTGATTAGTTGTACCTGTTTGGTTAACTGTATGAAGCCCTGCAAGCCTTTGTCCCAACATCCCAGCCTGTGATATCTGAGGCTGTTGGATTTGAGCTTGACCACCAACTGCGAGATTTAGCAACTGCTGAAGGTTCTGTAAGTTGAACTGAGCAGAATTCATCCTAATGTCACCTGCAGTTCTAGCACCGATTGAAGCAGCAACGCCTGAATCAAGTATGCCGCCCTGCTGGAAGCTTGGCTTAATGTCTCTCAAAGACTGTTGTACAAGAGAGTTCGTTACTCCTTCATCTATTCCACCAGGCAATCCGCTTAGATACCCAGGAAGCTGTAGACCTTGAAGTAGAAGGTTTCCAAGGTTAAGGGAGTTCTTTTGAATATCTCCCATAGCTCCTTGATTCTGCTCCCTAAGTTGGAGGTCTAACTGATTAAGCTTCGTCTCTTCCGCCGTAGGGGTAGGAGTGGAGGTAGTATTCTGAACTGTAGTTGTTGAGGCTTTTTCCTTACCCATATTAAACCCTTTCTAGTGCTTGGTTACGTTTGAAAACTTTAACAGGAGCGCAGGACTTACGTCTTGCTTCTCCGCAGAAATGCGTACATAGCTTGTTAGTCTCAAAGAACATGTTGCGTAGAAGCTTATACACGTTACCTTTCCTATGTTCCGGCACTATGTAGGTATTAGCCACATACGCTATCTGCCCATTAATCACATTCTCATGCATGGCTGAGAAAGGCTCTCCGCATATTACTCTCCCGAACTGCTCGTAGCTGAGTCTCCAAAACTCGACATATCCAAGTAGAATGTCTCCATCTGAAACTGAGAGTATGTTTCCGTTATTGAGCAAGTATTCATGGTAGCGGTCAGCCTCCTCTTTGGATAGTTTTGTAGTGTGCCATGTCTCATGGTTAAGATATATGTCTGTTAGTTTATCTACTAAGTTCAAACTTTAACCTCTTCAAGAATGATGGTGGAGCGAGAGGAGCCGTTGAACAGTCCAGACCCATTCGTTCCATTGAGTATAATCTGTGTTCCGCTAGTATGCCCGCAACGTACAGTCCAAGTCTGTGCTGATGTTCCACCAGCTACAATGTATCTTTCAAAGTAGATTGTTGTCACTGAGCCAGCACCAGAGAATTCTACTGCTTTAGACTCTATCAAGCTTGAGTCCTGCCAGAGAGTCGCTCCTACTAGGCCACTTCCTGCAGTACCAACGAGTAGTGTTACCTTGGCGAGTATAAGGTTTGTGGCACTATTTGGAGTTATAGCCCTCGATAAGACTTGTACACCCTCTGTTATTAATGGAGTAGTATTGTCTACAGGCAGAGCAGTAGTCCCGGTAGTGTTGGCTGTAGTCTCGGTGTACACCTTCTGTACTGTGCTGCCTGTTAAAGCATTAGAAACAGATGAAGTATAGGCAGGACTCCTTGATATTTCATACCAGTTAGTGCCGTCTGAGAACAATGTAAGAGTTGATTCAGCCGCAGAGGTGAAGCTTCCGGCAAGTTTGAGGTTTGAACCGTCCGTTACTGTTGCTATACCGTCGAACTGTAGGACTACTATGGTGCCTGCTGTCTTAGCTGTGATGGAGGTAATTGTTGTTGTGCCTGTAATGTCGAACACGTTGCCGTCAGAGCCTAGCGTCATAGCCGCTGTTGAGGCTACATCCGCACCCTTACCTGTGATGAATATAGCCCCTGACATTGTCATAGCCTGAGCGATAGTGGCAAGGTTTAGCTTAGATGCGGCGATTGCAGCTGAGGACGATACATTGGCATTGGTTATGTTACCGTTGTAGTCGTTAAAGATGGTATCGAAGTTAGCGTTGACCTCAGAAGATGAGGCAGTAGTGTTCGAAGAAAACGTATTCGGCTTCGTAATAGTCGACATTATGCTAAACCTTTCATTAAAGAACTCCCCAAGATGTAGTGTATACATTCATCTGATTTGTTGTTGTGTTATAGATAATTAAACCAGGATATAAGTCTGTAAGCGCATCTCTTTGAGCTGTAGTGTAGCGAGGCGGCTTAAAACCTTTGTTGATTACATCTATGATAGCCATAAGGTCGGTGTCTACATCATGGACATAGGCGGCTTCATTGCCAGTTACAAACGTTGTTGTGGTTGAAGTCTTTACGATGGCTTCCTGTATCACAGGTCGAAGAGAGAATGAGCTGGAGGACGATGATGAACTCCTACACGATGAACTAGATGACCTGCATGAGCTACTTGAGCTAGAGCTAGACAGCGAGCTACTGGAGGAACACAGGCTTGATGAGGAGCTTGAGCTACAGCTTGAGCTAGAACTCCTACAGCTAGAACTTGAGCTTGAGCTAGAGCTACTCCGGCTAGATGATGAAGAACTACTGCTTGAGCGACAAGAGCTGCTAGATGAGCTAGTTAGCGTGTTGTTATAATAGCCTTTAGCTGTGCTATATAGCACGTTGTTGAAGTCTGTATCTTCTCCCTCATAGGCGTTGTTTGGGTTAACGTATTGAGGATTGGTTCCCTCTACACCCTCATTCCATCTAACTGAGCTATTCTCTGTGAATGTTCCGTCGTTAAAGACTATGACTGAGCCTGACGCCGCTACGGTTGAGTCTTGAGAGAGGATAGAGTCATTGAATGTGACTGTACCGCTAGTTTCTATCTGGAGCTGATACTGAGCATTGTTGTGGAATGAGCAGTTGTTGGCTGTGACGATAGCTGAGGTATTGACCCACAGGCCAGCGGCTGTGCCGATACCGCCTGGGAATACTGAATATGCACCTAAGCAGCGTGTAAGGACTGTGTTACCTGTATTCCAGAAGCGGAAATTACGCTTGTTATTGAGAGCTATACAATCTGTGAGGGTGAAGCCTGTTGTTCCCTTGCAGTCCCAACCTCCATCAGTATTATTGTAAGACTCACAGCGCAGATAGGTGATGTTGTAGCATTGGTTCTCGGTGGTGTAACCGTCTGAGTTCCAATAAGCCGATGCCCCTGCATCGTTATAGTTGTTACGAGCTACGCAGTCTATGAAGCTGATGTCATGGTCAGGAGTTGAGCCGTCACCGCAAGTGAAACCTGATTGGAATAATTCTGTGGCGTATGACACGCCCCCAGCATCGGCTGTGCAGGATATTACTTGAGAATCATAGCAGCCAAATTTGAAACGTACATGACGCTTGGTATAGTTTGTTCCGTTGCAGCGTGTGATGATTATGTCGCTTGAGGCTAGTGTAGGATTTGGGCAGCTTGCAGAGGTGCAGTTTACATCACCATAGAACTCAAATCCATTACGGTAGTCGGTTAAGGTTAGGTCAGTAAAGCGCAGGTGCTTATTGCGCCCTCCACTTGCACGATTCTGGATTACAAGCTGGTAGCTCTGAATATTGAGGTTGGAGATGTCTACATAGTTGATGTCGTTCTGGAATGTAATGAAACTTAGGCCAGAAGCAGGCGAGGTCTTCACCCAGTTGCCGACAAAGCTAGGGAGTCCGCTTCCAGTATTGACTCCTACTAGATACTTGTAGAAGGTTGTGCCACCTGAGCTAATAGATAGTGTAACGTTTGAATAGGTTCCAGAGCCTACATAGACAGTTGAGCCTTCTGTTATTGCATCCCAAGCGGTTTGTAAGCCACCAAGTGAAGCATCGTAGGCGTTGGCAAAGGAGTTACCATCCCTTGTTCCTGCTCCATTAGGTAACACATACTTATTGGATTGAGCCAATGAAGTAGAGGACGAGCTAGAGCAAGATGAGCTAGAGCTTCTACAGCTAGATGAACTGCTGCTAGATGACACCGAGCTTGAGCTTGAGGAACTCGACCTACAGCTAGATGATGAGCTAGATGACGACCTGCTCGAAGACGAAGAGCTGCGTGAGCTAGAGCTACAGGATGAGGATGAACTACTCCGACAGGAGCTGGAGCTACTAGACGAACTAGATGAGGTTGAGTTGGCTTTAAACGTCGCTATGCCAGCAACCCAATAGGCTGAGGCAGAAGACGTTGCTGTGAAGTTATAGGCTCCAGTAGACGCTACAACCTTATTGGCAAATACTATGCCACCACCAGGACTTGCGCTAGTCCAGCCGGAAGATAGCGTAAAGGTTGAGCCGGAGTTTCCAGAAGCTCCTAGGCCAATTATTAGTTCATCTGCCTGGGTGGTGGCTGCTGTTGCGCCTGAGTCAAGATTAGTGTTGTTTACGATACTCTCGCCTGAGCTACTCTTGTCAAAAGGAGCAGTGGTGTCTACGCCTGAAAACTCCTCCGCCCTCATACCCACATTCATTTGGTCTTCACCAGGAGCATGGACGCAGGTTACTGTTACTGTGTGGGAGGCTCCACCAACTATATTTTTGGCATAGTAGCTCCAGATGTGTTCTGTGTTGGAGCCGCTATTCTGCTTATACGGCATATCTTCGTAGTAGGTGTTGCCATAGGTGTCTGAGATAGAGATTGCACCACCATCTGACAAGCTGCTATTTGAGCCAATGTAGAGCTTGATGAAGTTGCCACTAGTAGTTGCACTAGTGAATGTAACTTGGGCGATATCGTTACGAGAGGTAAGCACATACTTGGATTGAACAGAGGTAATTGTCGGATAGTTAAAGCTACGAGATGAGGACGAAGAGCTTCTGCAGCTGCTTGAGCTGGATGAACTTGAACGGCTGCTGCTAGAGCATGATGACGAGCTACTACTCCTAGACGATGAAGATGACGAACTAGATGATGGAACAATGTAAGCGGTTAGGCCGAGGGCTACTGATACGGCTGTAGGGCTTCCTGCCGGGCGAGATACAATGCTTATGTTGTCTCCTGCGGCGCAAGTAAAAGTGTTGGTGGTATCATTGGCGGTTACGGCTGATGCCCCTGCTACTTGAGCATCC